GTGACTGGTTCACAGGGAACAACAGGAACCCAAGGTACTGTTGGAACTCAGGGTATTCAAGGAATCCAAGGAACTACCGGCGCCCAAGGCACAACAGGTAGCCAGGGTATACAAGGAACAACTGGTACCCAAGGAACAACTGGTACCCAGGGAATCCAGGGCATACAGGGAATACAAGGAACAACTGGCACCCAGGGAACAACTGGCACCCAGGGTATAACTGGTACCCAAGGAACAACTGGTACCCAGGGAATCCAAGGCATACAGGGAATACAAGGAACAACTGGCACCCAGGGAACAACTGGCACCCAAGGAACAACTGGTACCCAAGGAACAACTGGTACCCAAGGCATCCAAGGTATACAAGGTCGTCAAGGAACTACCGGTACCCAAGGAACAACTGGTACCCAAGGAACAACTGGTACCCAAGGCATCCAAGGTATACAAGGTCGTCAAGGAACTACCGGTACCCAAGGAACAACTGGTTCGCAGGGAATCCAAGGCATACAGGGAATCCAAGGTATAGGTTCTATATCTGGCACCACAACCTATATTCCAAAATACACAGCTGCTACAACCCTTGGGAACAGTATTATAACGGACAATGGAGCGACGATTGCCATCGCTGGTGCGCTGACCGCCACTGGTACTATCACCGCCAATTTTTCAGACAATGCTTTAAAAACTCGCAAGGGCAACATAAAATTCGCCTTGGATAAAGTTGATGCTCTGAATGGATTCTATTACGAACCAAACGAAATAGCTCAAAAACTCGGTTACAAAAAACAACTTGAAGTTGGCTTATCGGCTCAAGAAGTTGAAGCGGTACTCCCTCAAGTGGTAGTTCCAGCACCAATCGACCCAGCGAAATATAAAACAATCCATTATGAAAAGGTCATTCCATTATTGGTTGAAGCTATTAAAGAACTTCGCGTAGAACTGAACGAAGTTAAAAAGCAACTTATTAAATAATATGAGCGGTTTTAAAAGTGGAGCTAGTGACTTAAATACCCTGTTCAAGTCCTATGCTTTCGGGACCAAGACCAATGCCACGAAGCTTTACGATGGCGCAACAGATTTGATTGATGTTTACCAACCAATTGATGGTAGGACTCCGAGAGCCGCCACCGGGCTTAGAACAAGTGCGACGGGTTATGTGGCAAATACTGACCTTGCCAATATCTTTTGTGATTATAATATCACGTATACTCCAACTCCGGCGCCCACGGCTACTCCTGCGCCCACGGCTACTCCTACGCCCACCCCCCCGCCACCTACGGCTACACCAACTCCTGCACCTACGGCTACACCAACTCCTGCACCTACGGCTACACCAACTCCTGCACCTACGGCTACACCAACTCCTGCACCTACGGCTACACCAACACCAACTCCGGTCCCGACATATACTCTATCCGTCAATGGTGGTCAGGGTACTTCGGCTCTGTCCGGTGGTGGAAATTATGCAGCTGGAATGCGGGTCAATATTACCGGTACTGGTATCTCCGGCTACACATGGGGTTACTGGTCGGGTTACGCTACAACCGACGATGGTCAGATAGGACTCGTGCGATATGGCCATCTCACAATGCCAGCATACCCAACGAGTGTCACACCAGTATTCTACGCACCAACACCAACTCCTGCACCAACAGCAACGCCAAACCCAACAGCAACGCCAAACCCAACAGCTACACCGACAGCAACTCCTGCACCAGCATGTCACTATTGGACTATGTATTACGATGATGGTGGAACCATTTATGAGACGTGGACATATTGCGCCGGTGGAAGTGGTAGTGCTATCGACTACTCTGGCATCGCGTATGACACATGGTGGGAAACTCCATGTGCCTTGGATAGCAACCCACCGAGCGGAACACAGGGTTCGTCGTGTTAATTATTATAACTTGACTGTTGTATCAGTTTATGTAAAATTCTTTAATTATGAAAACAGAAATACAATTAAATAGGGATGATATAGTAACAGCCCTCCAGTCTGCATACGCTACACCAAATACCGGATTAAAAGTTATCTTAGAAAAAATTAATCAACCAGTTGTCGTTATGTCGGGACTATATTCTACGATTGATGTTCCCGGTGAAGCAGATATGTTTGTGGCCATCACAATGCCATTAAAAACGCGGGTTGAAATACTCACCGGTGATAAAGTTTTTTTGACTGACGAAGTTTAATTTCTTATAACGACACAATACTTTTTTCATTTAGTATATATAGATACACTTTATGAATAATTTTGTTAAAGAAGCCTTGAAAGCTGGCGGTATGATTAAGCCGCTGATCATACCATCCGACTTGACTAGTGGAACGGGGTTGATGAATCCCTCAGTCTATAATGACAATGGAAGAATACTGGTGGTAGTGCGTCATGTGAACTACACCTTTTACCACTCAGAGAATAAAATATTTCTACATCCCTGGGGACCACTAACATATCTTCATCCAGAAAACGACTTACACCTTAGAACAACAAATTATTATTGTGAGATGGATAGTAATCTTGACATCAATAAATTTTTCAAAATTGACATGAGTAAGTTTGATACTTACGAGCCACTGTGGGAATTTGTTGGTTTGGAAGACGCGCGGATTTTTAAATGGGGTCAAAAACTCTATATTTCAGGTGTCAGACGTGACACCACCACAAATGGCGAAGGTCGTATGGAGTTATCTGAGATTGAAGTGTGGGCAGATGGTGTCAAAGAAGTATCACGTTTTCGCATTCCGCCACCAAAAGATCCAAAATCGTATTGTGAAAAAAATTGGATGCCGATTCTCGACATGCCATATCATTATGTAAAATGGTCTATGCCAACTGAGGTGGTTCGGGTTGACCCCACTTTAAAAACGTGTGAGACAGTGGCTATGACAGACAGTTCTACCGATTTACGGCGTGATTTACGAGGTGGAACCCAGGTTATAACAATTGGAAATTATCGGTTTGCCATGACGCACGAGGTAGATTTATTTAATTCAGAAGTCGGTAGAAAAGACGCCGTATATCACCATCGGTTTATTGTATGGGATAAAAACTGGAACATTGTCAAATACTCAAAAGAATTCTTTATGATGGACGCCCAAGTAGAGTTCAGTGTTGGAATGTGTCGTTATGGCGTTGACGACATACTAATAACTTTCGGATTTCAAGATAACGCAGCTTACATATTAAAAACCCCGCTAAAAGTCATAGAAGACTTTTTAGATTTCTCTTTTACACAATGAATAGAACCGCTTTAATAAATTCACTGATTACTAAGATTGGTGCTAAGTCTTATCTTGAAATCGGTGTATACGATGGAAATAATTTAGATCAAGTAATCTGCCAACGAAAGACGGGTGTTGATCCCGTTAAATCCGATTGGAAGAATCCAGAAATTGTGCTGGTGATGAACTCTGATGAATTTTTTAGACAGAACGAGGAAATGTTCGATATCATCTTTATTGACGGATTACATCACGCTGACCAAGTTGAACGAGACATTAAAAATGCTTTGATGTGTTTAAATCCGAATGGTTATATTATTTGCCACGATATGAATCCAATGAGTGAACAGGCTCAAGCAATCCCCTATAAAGGTGGAATGTGGAACGGTGACTGTTGGAAGGCTTTTGTCAAACTGAGAAGATCTTCCGAAGAATTGATTTCGGTTGTGGTTGATACCGATGAAGGATGTGGAATAATTTGCAAGGGTGACAATAAAGCATTTCGACTTACTTCAACCGATTCATTAACTTATGAGAACCTTGCTAAGAATAGACGAGAGTGGTTAAACCTTATTAGCGTTCATGAGTTTTATACACAGGTGATTGGTTCAGACATCCACGCCTTACTACGAGGATACATCACAGATACTGCTTCACCTCACACAAACTTCTATTTGGGATTTTATTATGATTCCATTGGACAAACCGCATCAGCTATTTCTTACTACATTCGAGCAGCAGAAAGAGCATCCGATGATGTGTTTGCGTATGAAGGTTTAATTAGAGCGTCTATGTGTTTTTCAAAACAGGGTACGCGGGGGCTATCGGTGAGAGGACTTTTACAGAGAGCTATGGTATTGTTACCGCGACGACCAGAGGCTTACTACCTACTAAGCCGCTTTTATGAGAATGAATCAAATGTGGAAGGTTGGGTAAACTGCTTTACCATAGCGTCTTTAGGAGAACAAATATGCGATTTCAATTCTCCCCCGTTATTAATACAGACTGATTACCCAGGAAAATATGGAATTATTTTCGAGAGAGCTGTCAGTTCTTGGTGGGTCGGCCTATGTGGCGAATCGAAAAATACATTCTTGCATTTAATACGTGACCACAATTTAGATTTAACGCACAGAGGAGCAGTCCTTAATAATTTGAAATTCTTAAATCAGCTACAGACAGATGTGATTGTGAGTTACGACAAGACCAAGTTCGATAGACTCAAATTTAAATTTAGCGGATCACAAATAGTTGAGAAAAACTTTTCAGAGTCTTATCAAGACATATTTGTTTTAACTATGTTAAATGGAAAAAGAAACGGCACATACGTTGAGGTTGGTTCTGGTAAGCCTTTTTATGGAAGTAATACAGCTCTTTTAGAACAGTCATTTGATTGGAATGGAATTTCTCTTGAAATAGATGATGGTTTTGTAAAAGACTTTTCTTCGGAAAGACGGAACCCGTGTGTAAAAGAAGATGGCACTACTGTAAATTACGAAGACCTCTTTACCGTCCACGGACTCCCCACCAACATAGATTATCTTCAAATAGACTGTGAGCCACTGGACGTTTCGTACAAGGCTTTGTTAAATATTCCGTTCAATAAGCGAAAATTCGCCGTCGTTACATTTGAACACGACGCATATTGTGATACGACTCGTACTGTAATGGTTGAGTCTCGAAAATACTTAGAGAGTCATGGATACAGAATGGTTGCAAAAAATATTGCTCCTGACGATTGGAGATACTATGAAGACTGGTATGTCCATCCAGATTTAGTCGATATTAAGATGATTGAATTGATGGAATCTCTCGGAGACCATGTGAAAGCAGCTGAAGATTATATGTTGAATCCGGTTGGGTCAGCGACTAATTTTGAGTGGGGGGAAATTTCAAAGAATGAAGAATTTTTAAAAATTGTAAATCGAGAAAATTTTATTGAAAATACATATCAAAAGTTTTTTAATGTCGAAGAGGGTGATGTTGTAGTTGATGTCGGGGCAAGTGTCGGACCATTTTCGTATATGGCCGCATCGAATAAACCAGAAAAGATATATTGCTTCGAACCACATTCCGAATTATTTAAAACGTTGGAGCGAAATATGGGAAATGTTACCGTCCCGGTTAAATGTATACCAAAGGGGATTGGTGCAGTCGATGGTCCTATTGAATTTTCTGGTCTTTTTAATAAAGATTCAATGGCGATGTACTCGAAGAAAAAGTTTGCCGGTAGTATAAAATTTACAACCTTCCTAGCAAATCACTCAATTGATAGAATTGACTTTCTAAAAACTGACTGTGAGGGTGGCGAATATGATATCTTTAATGAAAAAAATTATGAGTGGATAAAAAAGAATGTTAAGAAAATTGCGGGTGAATTTCATTTACATACCGAAGCTGATAAAAAGAAGTTCAGGCTATTCAGAGATTTATATTTAAAGACCTTGATAAATCATTATGTTTTTTCTCTGGATAATATAGACATTAAGTGGGATTTGTGGAATGATCATTTTATCAAATACTACTCGACGGTAGTAATTTACATAGACAATCGATAATGTGGAAGATAACAAAGTAAGAGTTTTTCCAGGAGTGTCCATGGACAAGTGGAAACTTGTAAAATTTCCAACCCTCGAAATAACCACATCCATCCCGCTGAAGGGGTGTGTTGTAGATTGCGCGTTTTGTCCTCAGCGAACATTGGAAAAAGTTTATACAGGTGAAAAAACGCTAACGTTGGACAATTTTAAAAAAGTTCTTGATAAATTGCCCACACAGGTGCGAATAACATTCGCAGGATTTACAGAACCATGGTTGAATAAAGATACAACCGATATGTTGTTGTATGCTCACACCAAGGGCCATTTGGTCGCGGTTTTTACTACCGGAATCGGAATGACGATTGAAGATGTAGATAGAATTAAAAATATACCATTTTCACCCAATCCTAACGGTGGATTTGTTTTACACTTACCAGACGATGAAAGGTTGGCTAAACATCCGATTTCTAAACGATACATTGAAGTGATAGAGCGAATAAAAACGGTTGAGTGTGAAATTACTAATTTTAGCGTGATGGCCATGGGTGCGGTGCACAAGGATGTTAAACACATTTACGAAAGTGCTGTAGTATATCAGATGTGGGACCGTGCCGGTAATCTTTTAGGCGAAGCAACGATGAAGCCCGAACTTCTCAAACTAAGAGATAGATTTAAGTCGGCGGGCATATCCGATGTTCCAAAAACTTGCAAATGTGAAGAGCGGTTATATCACAATGTCATGTTGCCAAATTGTGATGTTGTGTTGTATGGACTACGGGCTAGAAAACATTATAGGGAATCTATTGACGCAGAGTTATGACGACATTATTCCAAAACCATATTCATGTTTTGATATGTGTCGTCGGTGCGAAAATGGAGCAAGTCCAGATGATGAAATTTTTAAATATGAGAGGAATTTTATAAAAATATGAGTATACCAGTAATAGGAACGGCTGTTGTAAATAGTGCGTATTGGGTGACCCGGCTACTAATGAGTGTTGATTTTCCCGTGGACACCTTTGTAATCATCGATAATAATGGGAAGGGTGAGTTAGATGAACAACTCGATTTATTAAAAAAAATCAAACACAAATTTATAAAAAACATTGTGGTGTCTCACATGCCATCGAATGTGGGAGTTTCTGGAGCGTGGAATTTGATTATCAAATGTTATATGAATTGCCCATATTGGGTTATTGTAAATGACGACGTTGCGTTCGGTCCAGGTCTTTTAAAGGAAATGTATGAAGCGGCGGAGGCTGATCCAGAAGTTGGACTCATCCATGCACATGAAGGCGAATTCGATGTCGGAAGCTGGGATCTATTCCTTATCAGAGACAGTATTATTCAGCTATTTGGACTATTTGATGAAAATCTATATCCGGCGTATTGTGAGGATTCCGACTATTTTCTTAGGTTCGTTCACCAGCCCATAAAGAAGATTATGTCTTTGAAAGCTGGTTATCTTCATGGTAACGGCGACGAAACTCAATATTCTTCCGAAGGAAGGCAAACGACAAGAACAAATCCGGAATTATATGAGAAGTTAAACGATGTAACTCGTAAGAACATTGAGTACCTTGACAAGAAGTGGGGGCCAGATTGGAGATACTGTTCTCCATCGATACTACCCTTTGGCGATAAACCAATATCTCAAACAACTTATGACTTGGGTTTTGTTCGCCAAAAGAATTTAGGCTTTTAACACTGTTTTTTAATTATAATACCTATATATACATACACATTATGGAAAATACACCACAACCTATTAAATTCGACGAAGCTGAGTTAGCTGAGGTCGCCGCTATTAGAGATTCATACAGCCAGATTACCATGGTTTATGGTAATATTACCCTTCAGAAGAAGCAATTGGAATCGGCTGAAAAGAAACAAGACGCTGAACACGCTGCTCTTCAAACGCGTGAGCGAGAGTTCCTCGACAAGATTGTTGCCCGATATGGAGAAGGTCAGCTCGATCCACAGTCAGGGATATTCACACCGGCACCTAAAAAAGTCTAATTTGTCATTGGTTATATTGAAATTGGGGAGATGCTCGCATCTCCCTAATTTTTTGACATTTTACATGTTTTGAAAAAATAACTCATATTTATAGATAGACTTTTTATTTCTGACATTTAACAGGAGAATACAACACTATGGCATTAGAACAAAACGGCAAATATAGCCCATCCGAACGCATCGTTTCACCAGGCGTTTTCACAAAGGAGATTGATTCATCATATCTCGCTCAAGGAATTGAGCAGATTGGCGGCGTAGTCGTCGCTCCTTTCCCAAAAGGACCTGGTTTCACCCCAACCGTAATCCGTAGTGAAGCTGACCTCACCAGTATCTTTGGTGATCCCGACGGCAAACTATATGGCCCTTATACCGCTCAACAATACATTCGTCAACAAGGTGAAGTAACGATTGTTCGTGTTGGTGGTCTTGCCGGTTATACGCAGAGTGCTGCTCTATTCGTCACAGCTATCCCTGGAACACAAGACCGCTTTACTGAAAGTAGTTCGTTCACAGGCAAGTCCATTGGAACAGTTATTAGCCAATCGAACGGCGCTGATGTATTTGATATCACCGGAACACTAAGTGCTACATTTGTTGATGGTGTTTACGCCGGAGAGACAATTGTAGTTGGAACCTTTGCCGCACAAATTAGTGCTACTAACTACACAGGTTCATCTTTCGTCGCTGGTAACTTAGTTGGTTCACCAACAATGTCGGTATCATATCTCCCACACGCTGCCAACAAAGCAATCTCATTCAGCGGTTCCGTTGAAATAACCTCTGTTAGTGCATGTGCAACCGAAGCCTCCGTTGTAGGATGGATTACAGGAGAATATGGTAAATTTAATACAAGCACCTGGGAAGCTAATATAGGAATTTCTATCGAAGACGCGTGTGGCGGCTTGACTGCTTCCATAGGAAGTGACGAAGTTGTATTGGCTGTATTGGCTAATACCGCACTCGACCGTGGACAAAACCTCGACGGATTCAGTGGTTCGGTGTTAACCCCATCAATTACAACCGATGTGACAACCTCATATCGTTTGGTCCTCAACACCAAAGATGATAATAACGTAACTTCAAGCTATGGAACATATGATTTCTCCATCGATGGAGAAAGTTCCGCATACATTTCGAATGTATTTGGTGATAATCCACAAGCTGGATATGTAGCTGTTCCTGCTGGAGCAAAAATTGAAGCTGCTTACATCTATAACGTATTCGACGACAAGATGGCTACGGTCATGACTGAGTTACTTGCTTCCGGAAGTTGGAAGATTCAAGTTCAAACTCGTGACGCTCTCTCGTTCTCTGACGGTATCACACCTGATGTCGGTACTTCTACATACGACCTAACCAACGCTTACACACCTTGGATTCAATCTCAGGCAGTAGCAAATTGGGCAGGTTCAACAGGTGGAACAGGTTCTTACCACTACCAATTGTTCAAGGTTCACACCGCCGGTGACGGAACTGATATGAACACAACCTATAAGGTTGAAATCGCTAACGTAAAGTCGGCTGGTTCAATCCCAGGTTCAGATTACGGCACGTTCTCTCTTATCCTCCGTTCTTACACGGATACAGACAAGCGTCCAATCGTCTTGGAAAAGTTTGATAACCTAAACTTGAATCCAGATTCTTCGGACTTTGTTGCCCGTCGTATCGGTGACACTTATTCATACATCGATTATAACGGTAAGGTTCTAAGTTTCGGAAGTTATGCTAACAAGAGCAAGTTGATTCGTATTGAAACAGCCGTTGCTCCTTGGCCAACAGACTCCCTTCCATTCGGATTCGCTGCTTACGCTTCACCAACAGGTGGAGAATACGCTCGCCGAGGTGTTCTTCCGAAGATGGCATACAGCTCCGCTTCAACTTATTTACTACAACCTGGTCGTTGGACTTCCGGCGTATTGTTCAATCCAGCTCCTTCGGACGCGGACGCTACTCTGTTGGCCCTCTATCCTTCTGGCTCCGCCGTTGGACCTGAACGTGACAACAAACAATACTTCGCTCCAATCCCACAAGGTGCAAGCGCCGCTTCAAATGACGCTTTCGACTTGGAAGACGATTGTGGAGTTTCCCCACTATACGTTGCTTCTACCGAATCAACTACAGTTAAGAAACGCCGCTTCGTTCTTGGTTTCCAAGGCGGCTTTGACGGTCAGAGCCCATCTCTTCCTGTTCTCAGTGGAGATGACATACTCTCCACTAACCAACAAGGACTTGATTGTTCTACCAACGTTTCTCGTGGAACCTATGGATATCGTCAAGCGATTGCTGCTCTAAGTAATTCTGATGAATACGATTTCAATCTTATCACCACACCAGGTGTTAACTACGAGCAACACCCATACGTCGTTAACCTAACGGTTGAAATGTGTGAAAATCGTGGAGATGCGTTCTATATCTTTGATATCGCTCCTAACCAATTGGCTGGAGAGTCCTCACAGTTGAACGCAGTTGATTTGGCAAGTGAGTTCGATACGAATTACGCTGCTACTTATTACCCATGGGTGAAAATCAAGGACACGAACACAAATAAGATTATCGCTTCACCTCCTTCCGTTGTTATGATGGCTGTTTACGCTGCCAATGACGCGGTTGCTGCAGAGTGGTTCGCACCAGCTGGTCTCAACCGTGGTGGCATCCCAGCCGCTGTTCAAGTTGTTGACCGTCTAACACACGTTGAGCGTGATGGACTTTACGAAGGTAAGGTCAACCCAATCGCCGCTTTCCCTGGTCAAGGTATCGTGGCTTGGGGTCAAAAAACACTTCAACGTAGTCCATCGGCTCTCGACCGTGTAAGCGTTCGTCGTTTGATGATTGCTCTCAAGAAATACATCGCATCGTCTTCACGTTTCCTTGTATTCGAACAGAACGTATCGGCAACACGTAACCGTTTCCTAAGTATCGTCAACCCTTACTTGGAATCAGTTCAACAACGTAGTGGTCTATACGCCTTCAAGGTTGTAATGGATGATACTAATAACACTCCAGACATGGTTGACCGTGGTATCCTCTACGGGCAAATCTACTTGAAACCATCGCGTACCGCTGAGTTCATCGTACTGGATTTCAACGTATTGCCCACAGGTGCTGTGTTCCCAACAGCGTAACGTATTATAATTCAACGAGTTACCCAATTGAAAAATTGGGTTTCTTTTTGCCATTTTTGGATTTTAAGTTTATACTTATAGGGTATGAGTATAACATCCCATGGAAACCCGGCGGCAGTAGAAAAAATTTGTGAGTGGACAGGAAATAAATTCACAACCGATTGGAAGCACCGCAAACAGAGATTTATAGATAGAGAGGCAATGTATGAATGGAGAAAATCTCAGAATCACGAAACCGTACCATGTAAACATTGCAGAAAGATGTTTAGTAGAAGAAAGCGTGAAAAACATTATCGGAGCAATCTGCCTCCACAATATTGTTCGCAAGACTGTGCGGCCAAATCTGACAATCATAGAGAAAAGGCTAGAGATTGGACAATTAAAAATCAACCCATGCGTAGTGAAAAGTCTCGCCTCAAAATATCAGAGACTAAATTAAAACGTTATGGTGATGTTCAGTGTAATAATCAGGAGAAAACTGTTCAGACATGCTTGACTAAATATGGAACCGCTTGTTTCCTCGATTCACCACATGGTATCAAATCTAATGGAAAGCGAGTGTCTAAATTTCAGAGGCGAATTTACGACGAAATTCTTAAAAATTATCCAGACGCCCAACTCGAAAAATATTTAGAAGATGTCAGAGTAGCTGTTGATATCTACATACCGTCTATCAATAAGGTAGTTGAGTGTTTTGGGGATTATTGGCATTGCAATCCTGCTAAGTGTTTTTCCGATTATTATAACAAATCTCTTAAAATGTTCGCTTCGGAGCGTTGGTCGAAAGATGCTATCCGGATTGATCGCCTCCGTAAAGCGGGGTATATAGTTGAAGTTGGGTGGGAAAAATCCAAGAAAAGATTGGACAATCGAATGAAAATCTGATATTTATAAAGGATGAGTATACTACTAAGAAATATAATAAACGAAATTGAACAGGGTAACCCGTTAAAGACACAAATTTACATGGACATGGACGGTGTACTTGTCGATATAGATAAGGGATTTAAGAAACTGTCCGGTGGCTTCTCTCCTCGTAATTTTAAAGATGCACCGATGTGCGGCGGGGATGAAAAAATTGCTCGAAAAAAGTTTTGGAAATTGATTAGTTCTGTTCCTGATTTTTGGGTCAATCTCGACCCGATGCCTGACGCCATGGTACTGTGGAACTATGTCAAAAAGAAATATACTAATCCAGCACCGGTTGTCCTATCTGCTGGCCAGGGTACCGGCATCTTGAACGGAAAGACTCAGTGGATTAAGACCCACATCGGCCAAAATATTACAGTAATCCTAGCTCCGGGTGGAATAAAGAAACCACAGTTTGTTATCGATCAACCAAACACTCGACACATTTTAGTAGACGATACCCCAAAAAATATAGACGCTTGGAACGCTGCTGGAGAAAACTATTTAGCGATTCTACACAGAGATGCTGCAAGCAGCATTCGTGCTCTTAATGAATTAGATGTATGAAATATCCACTTTACAATGACGAATTGTGTCCCGATATTTGGGACAAAAAGGATGAAGAGTATGTAATGAAGGCGGATGTTCAAGAACGTCTCATGCAGATTGTTGAAGACTTTATCAATGAGTATCTGGCCGAAGCAGAATTATCTTTAAGAATCCAAGATGTTATTTTAATTGGCTCAGGAACAAACTACAATTGGACCCCGTATTCTGATTTGGATTTACACGTCGTTGTAGATTATGACGAACTCGACATGGATGAAAAATATGCGGGGATTATGCTCACGGCAATCAAGACAAATTGGAATAAGTCCCACGAAATAAAAGTAAAGGGTCATGACGTCGAACTATATGTTCAGAATGTTAACGAGGAGCCAGAATCCGTTTCTGTTTATTCAGTACAGGATAAAGTTTGGCTGAAAAAACCAGTAAGAAAAACCATCAAGTTTGACAAGCCGCTAATTAAGAAAAAGTATACATTACTAAAGGGTGAAATTGAGAAAGCCATAAATAGCAAAGATGACGATGAGTTACGAATCATCCTGGCAAAATTGTATAAATTTCGTCAAGCTGGTTTGGATAAAAAGGGAGAGTTTTCTACTGAAAATCTAGTCTTCAAAATTTTAAGGGCACAGGGATTGTTAGATGTCATGAAATCATATTCAGCCAAGATTTATGACGAAGAAATGACTCTACACGAAACTAGAAATAAGGTATAATATGTTATTAAAAAATTTACTCCGTGAAGATGTATCTGGAGAAAAGGTACTTTATAAAAATGATTGGGTTTCTTTGATGAGCAAGGATACTCCAGATGGAGAAACCTACGTTTATAGTCATGAAACACGGTGTAATGGAAATATTATAGCAGTTCTATTGTATGAAAGAAACGGTCTAGATAGTTGGAAATACGGTGTTAGAAAAGAAAAGACTCCATGTTGGGGTGGACAAGCGGAAATTAGCTCGTTAACGGGTGGAGTAGATGAGGGAGACACGCCAATTCAAGCAGCTATTAAGGAATTGAAAGAAGAAGGTGGATATGAATGTGAAGAAAAAGATTTAGAGCCACTTGGAACATGTAGAGGGACCAAGAGTTGTGATACAATGTACCATTTATACGCTTTAGACGTATCTGGCAAGACCGCGGGTGAAGCTACCGGAGAAGACTCTGGTAACATTGTTTGGCTAAGCAAAACAGAAAGTTTTAAGAAAGTTGTATGTCCTATTTTTCATGTAATGTTTAACCGACTTGGATATAATTAATCCCATTCACCCAGACGCTTAAATTCTTCCTCAACCAGTAACCAATCGGTTTCACCTTCGAACCCCGCCTTATCGTCAAGGAGAATGTTGAAATAAAATTTAGAATTAAAATTGCAGAGTTCAGTGTTGGGACATTCTGGATTTTCGTTAATATACCGAAACTCAATACCCTCCCCACTCATTCGGTCAATGATATTTTTCATAGCATCGTCGTGAGAGGAGGTCCATAGAATCAAAACAATGTCTTTGCGAAACGAAAACTGTTTCAAAACTCTTACAGCATTCGGAAAAAAATTCGCTCCTTCATTAAATCGATTGAACTTTCCCTCCAGTACAACATCGTGCAAATCGACGCAGATGGAAATCTTTTCCCAATTGCGTTCCTTCTTATCTTTAAAAGTTCTTTGTATGTTAAATTTATTCGTTGGCTTCCTTTAACTGTAACTATGTAGTTAACCTACCATTAGTCAATATGATACTGGGTTTGTGTGGAGTTATTCACCGTACTTCTCGACTCCGATTTTCATCATAACGTTCCCTTAATAGTCAGTCTTTCTTTTTCTCTAAATCGAGCAGATGCTCAAATAGAGTGTTTGATAATAGTTTTGTATCTTCTTCTGACTTAGTTACATACTCACGAAGTTGTTCCACTGTGTGTGGAAGAGCACTCAGCAACGTGGTGAACCCCCGCTTTGCAGATTCAGACTTTTTTAGGTTTCCTTTTGGCGACCGAGTATTTTTTTCTGAACAGTATAGTTCGTATACAGATTCACAAAACTCTTCCATGTAATAGATTAGGGAAACATACTCATGGACCGTACCACGCTTTCGTGAAGCATAGTAAACATATGGAACGCCACCCTTCCCGAAATGATTTTCGTGGTCGAGTGGCTTAAATCCATTCTCAAGAAGCAGTTGTGTATATTTATCTGACTGATGATTCATAAGCACAACAATACCCAACCGTTTATAAAATGTCAATAGAATTCACCAGGATATTTTAAGTATGTCATACGGGTCTCTCTGGTCCCCATACTCACGCTTGACGGTGTATCCGTCACGTTCGAGTATTTTTATGATGCGACCGATATCCTGTGATTCACATCTGTCTGTTATTTGTCTTGCTTCTGATGCTTTCATAGTTTGATATTGTTTCTAACTTCATCGAAGGTGTATTCTTTGATGATGTCACCATCTTCAAAGACCGTCTCCAAAATGTCGGTTTCGTTGTTGTAGCCGACGTCATTGCTGCTCACTGTTTTGAATCCATCACCATCTTTGAACAACTTCAACTTGCCACGCTTAGAAGCCTTGGACAAATCCTTAGGCTGTTTGTAAATGTCGTGCCACTTACCATCACGCTTCTGAGCACTCGACTTGAATGCAAAACTCTGAGTATCGCGGTTCAACTTCTGTAACAATCCGCCGCCCATACCGAAGACCATGTTCTCGGAAGAATATCCGGCCTTCTCAAGTGTGGTGAGAATCTTTTCAATTCCGTCCTTATCAATACCATCGCCCCACAATACGCGGGTCTTAGGATTGAGAACCTTGAAGCCCTTGCTATTGGTGGTGTAGCCCATGTTGTTGGCCAACGTCTCGACAATCCACAACGTTTCACCTTCCGGTGTTGGGTGGGTTGGCGAAATACTGTCAGGGCGAACCACGAATACACCATCACGGGCAAGGATGCGGTCTTTGAACTGCTTACACACAAAGTTTTCAACAAAGTTGTAAATGTCGTATGAGTCTGAGACCACGCTCAAAATACCGGTTGGGTATTTGTTTAAAAGGTCTTCAAGAATATCGATCTCTCCCTTTGGTCCTAATGCAGTCATTACACTGTGCTCGGTAGCGGCTACACTGTAAGCGAGACCGCTGTAAGGGTTGACGTCTTCCCCGGCACGGTCGGCCCAGATGCCACCATAGTATTCGGCGGCGAATTCCAACGCGGGAAGCGTATCGGTCCCAAGAAAGTTAGTGATGTGAGCACATCCACCAATACCAGCGGCTTCGGCGGTCGTGGCTCCGCGATATCCAAAATCGTGCAACATGAAGTTGATGCAACCCGGATTATCGCTCGTGCGACTGAGGAATTCAGTAAACATTTCCTTGGTGGACCGACTCAATGCGGCAACGGTAGACGAATACCACACGTGAGTTAGCAAAGACTCAACGTAGTTGGTCAACCACGGGGTCTTTGGGTCGGTGTTCTCCACCGACATGAGAATGTTATTCACGGTGACGGGCATCCCTTCGGGCACTGCCCTAATGCGAAGGGGCAGCTTGCCGCCGTGCGCTTTGAGAATGTATTCCCAACCGGAGCGATTGAAATAGGTGCTGTTGCCAAAGTGAGCCGTGGCCAGCATTGCTGCCTGCTCAATCTTGGCTCGTGTTACCACGATACCAACGAGGTATTTCTTGATGATGTATTGAAGCCCGAAAAACGGAGTCTTGTCAAACTTTGCCCCTTTACGGGATTCAAAGTATGAATACACTCCATTGGTGTTTGCGGGGTACATATTCCAGTGTCCACCCATCTTGTAACTGTCAGTCTGTGTCATTATGTTGTTCATATAATTTCCTTATCTTTATCAGGATTTCTGTTTGTTGTTTCGTCGGCTTATGTTATATCAAGCCTTCGGAAAGTTTGTATCAATGTAATTTTTAACCATCACCCAAAGAGGGCGGTGCTCTTCCACCAATGTAAATTCAGCGGCGGATTTGGTTCCTTCGCTATTTGTAGTGGTCGTGTTCAATTTGTCATAATCAAACCAACGAACCTCAGCAATGTCATCATTCGCCTTTGGGCAGCCCATGGAGTAAACTCCAACGTACAAATGGGTCATGATTTTTTCAGAAGGATTGTTAGCATAGCGCCAGTCATCAACCTTCTTGCTCCCGACGTAACGGAGTCCGACCAGACCAACGGCTAGACCAGTTTCCTCAGACAGTTCACGAAGAGCGGAAACTTCAAACGAATCATCCTTTGGGTCGGCAAAACCACCTACGAAACGATACTGGCTTTCGAGGGGCTTACGGGCCAAAAGAACTCGACGTTCTTTAGGGTCGAATACCAGGATATCAACAGTGGAGTAAACCAGTGGGTATCGCTGGGCCGTTGCCCAAATAGCTCCCGCCCGAAATTGTGGATTATTCTGAGGTGCCTGAGCAATCTTGGCTCTCAGTTCGGTGCCTGAGACGTAACGAGTGGACTGCAACTCGCGAACATCGAATTTGCCAGTGTAGTGGGTCAAAAATGAATCTCGGCTGCCATAAAGAACAACTGTGTCATTTGGTTCCATTTCCGTTCTGATATTTTCATCCAGCTTAGTGGACCAATCGGAATCAGAACGATTGTCTTTGACGTAGCCAATAGACAAGTTTGGAAATTTATCGTGGGGATATGCCTCAAGAATCATTTGTTTGCGGGGCTGGAAGTCTAGCGGGTCGTAAATACTTCCTCTTACGGGACTTAACCCAAGGAATATCATCACTTTAGGATGGTTAGAAAGAACTGTATCAATCAGTTCTTTGTGTGCTTCGTGGAGAGAGGCACACTGAAAACGCGCCACAATTACGCCCACGGTATAATCCTTTTCTACTGGTTTCATATTCATAAACTTATCCTTTATCTAGTTTTTGAGTTGTAATGTAGTTCGAGTCATCAATAACACTCTTGCTACACTCATAAATATATACGGCACTTTATAAATGTCAAGTGCAAACGCAGTTATTTATTCTCGTACATCTATTTGAGTTTTTATATTCATCTCGACTACCGGCAATGCACTCTCGCATTAGTTGTGGAGTAAATTTGCCTTCCCCGATTGCTTCTCTCAAGGATTTCCATCTGCGTATTAACTTGCCGTCCAACCCGAGTTGGAGTACTGGTTTACTTTTTTTAGCTTTCGTTTTGTCCGATTGAGTTCTTCCGCTCAGGGCTTTGCTAATTTGTGCTCGCTGTTCTTTGGATACTTCTTTAATGTGTTGCTGCGCTCGTTTGCTTTTTTTCATGGTCATGCTCGTCTTCCGATTAGATGCTTCCGTGTTTTTTGTGCCCAACTTTAGCGCTGCCTCACGTTTCAATAGGTCGGTTCGGTTTTCCACCGTATTCTTCTACATCGTTGCAGTCAACCCGATTCTCCAAGTTCCCATACAACGCCCAATGGGTGTGGCCGTAGTTCGGGTCTTCGTTGAAATGAAAAAACGCATGCATCAAATCAAACTTGATGGTGGAGAACACGGTCTTTAATGGGTCACATTCCTCATTGTTTTTAGCGTAATTGATTAACCAATTTTTCTCTTTTGTAATGGGAACACGGTCACTCATACCAAAGTCATATACAATATGGGCATAGTCCTTTTCGGGTGCCTCGGGTAAATATACCTCAATCACCAGTGGTGGGTTGAATGTAATATGGCCCAAACCCCACAACTCCGTGATTGTGATTTTATCGGGTTCTAGTGTGTAATTGTCTTTCATTTAAATTAGAGGTCGTGCAAGGCATCAGCAAACTCCTTGACTTTTGTTGGGTCTAGTTTCGTTCGATTGGGCTGTTTCCAGCACCTTTGGTTCAACGGGACGAATGCACACCCCGTGAGAGAAAGTTCCAAGGCACTGATTGGAATTACGACTAGCGTATTGATTTTATTTTTCATTTTGTATTTGTTACTGAGCAGGTTAAATTTTATCTTCGGAAAACTTGAACAGATTTGAGAGCGGCTTAGACCACACCACGAATAGAAGTGTAAGAACGGCTAGAGTGCTGAACAACACTAATGTTGGACCTGAAGTGGCGTAGGTATTCTGTGCAAGAAGTGCGCCGTCGCCCCTCCCCGCGTCCCCTCCGTTTACAGTGTTTACGGCCAGTGTATTCTTAATGATTACATCGTCGGTATAAAACAGTCCACGGTTGAGGAATCCCTAAATGGATGTGAGTATTAGTGTGAGTACGATTCTTGTTTTCATAATTTTGGATTACGCCAACACAGTCTCAGTTGCATCGGGTGTTTCGACTGTGGGCTTTTATTCATTTTTAATAGGAGTTGTTTCAATATCGACCCCGAAATCTACAGAAATTTTTTCGCCAGTTCCGATTAAAGTAAAAGTTACACTTCCACCCAATTTTTCAGCTGTGTTTTCAATGGTGATAACGGTCTCTTTGACGATTTCCTTTCCTTCAACATCCCTCAAGTTTGAAAACATGTTCGTTAGTATCTGTTTGATTTTTGATGAAAGCTCCTCACTTTCGGTAGAGAAGTCCACCGACTGAAAGCATACACCATCGGCATTTTGTTTAATAAAATTTTTTAATTCACCGACATTTATATTCGACATAATATAACCCTATAGGACTTATTTCAGTTTGTCAACTTATTTTCTTCTAATTACATCCAACGTATCGGCGTCATTCATTCTAGCGCTCATGTTATCACACAGATGTAGAATCCACGCCAATCGGGATTTAGGTGCTACTGGAGAACCAAATTCTCGTTGGCCGTGATGAGTCAGAATTGCATGTAATCTTCATCCTCTATGTCACGACATGTATTTGTTTTTTCTACCGCCTTAGACCATTCAATAGCCGAGCGAGAGATGTGATGGACGTTCCGCTTGTGGTCAGTACCGAACCACGTACCATCATCCGCTTCTGCATAGTCCCACATCTTCCCAACGTCATGAAACAGACATGCCAAAATAATGAGACTTCTGGTGGCAGTTTGTTTCGCGTAGAAATTTGATGGGGCTGGAAACGCTTACATAATGACTATTTATATTTTTCCTGTTCAAAAAAGTAATTTTTGGCAATTTTAGAGATATTTCCAGCCACATCTTTCATTTCAAGTCCAGCGGATGTAATAATATCCAAATCTTCCTTTTCAACATCGGCGGTGACTAACCTTATATATTCGCCGAGTTTTCTGCGGTCAACAATACCCCCATTCATCAAATCACAAGAAGCTTCCAACATCTGTGATAGCCGCCACGGCGGCGTGACCACCTCCGCAATTTCAATCGCTTTATTAAGTTCCGGACGATTTACAGTTTTAAGTTTAGTTACTTTAGAATTGGCATGTGCATCTCCCTTCACCTTGAAGGTATATTCTGGGAAATCCCAACCAATTGTTTTACATTGCCATACTATCCCTTCACCAATTCCCGAAATCCCATGAGCCTTACTAAACGGGCACTCAGATTCAACCCGTGTAGTTAACCGGACAAGTTCGTTTTGGGAGAGTTCTGGCTTATTGAAGTCGATTTCAATTTGCTCGGTTTGATAGTCGTAAATGTTTTCGATACCAAATTCGTCTGAACTTATCAATGACACCGTAGAACGTGATTGCCATTCGCCATCAATAAGCGCAGCAAATATCACAAATCTCTTTGAGAGGCCGGACAGAGCCACGTTTGGTTGGATATTTCCCCCACACCATTCCCCAAACAAGACTTTTTCGTCGGCGTGGGCAAACATCGTTGAAAGCCAAGTGTTTAGGTCTTTACCCTCAAAACTACGCACGAACCCAGCGTTATCCTTTTCAAGTGTAATGACGTTTTCTCTGGATTGAAACCAGACTCCCTCTCCATTTCTCCACCCGATAGCAGCATTGGTCCCATGTAGCTTCACCGTACCTTCGTAAGTGAGTGTAGGAGCGGGAATTGTGTCATCATAAACAGGGTCTCCGTTCACGTCAACGCCTGTTTGGCGAGCCTTGGCTCGGACTTTATGAATTGCGCTGCGGAACTGCTCGATAGATGGATACGGAATATGTTTCACCACCACAACCGTATACAGGTTTTTATAAACTGTCAAGTCATTTTTTGGCCCAGACCCACTTAGAATGACCACAATCCCAAATCCTGTCGAAACCATTGGCCTTCATATTCTCCCACTCAGATTTTTCTGGTTGAAATTTTTTAAGTTTTTTCTTTAACACGTCTCTTCTCCAATTATTCTTGGTTTCGAGGTGATCATAAGATTCTGTTACATACCGATACTCAGGTCGAGTATTATCCACAAAATGAAATCCGAGTTTTAGGTATGTCTCACCCGAGAAGTATCTCCTATCACAGTGAGCGACCACGGTTGCAGGCTCGTACGACTTTAATATAGTATCAAACAATTTACTCATTCCCCCCACTATCGTATAACCCGCCTTTGAACAAAATCGGTTAATTTCTATTCCATCAGATTTTGAAAATTTAGATTTATTAGCAGTCATAACTGCAACCAACTCTTTTTCGTGGATTAGTCCAAGTTTGATTGATGATCTATCTTTTCCCTTAATGTGGTTCTTTGATAAGAATTCATCTTTCCAACGTGACGATACGCTACACACTTCACATTCACGAGCGGATATCTTTTCATTTCTATGTATTAGAATGTTTGCCAAAACAGACTTTGTTGCGATTTTGTGTTCAGACCAATCGTTCTCGAAGATGTGGAGTAATCGGATTCCTTTGAGCGAACATATCTTTGTTTTATTCAAATGGTAATTCTTGTGCCGCTGTCCCATTACCTCTGAATTGTCGCTTATTCTAACTAAGTCTATAGCAATATTTTTTAAGGGGATGAATATGTCCACATCAATTGGATACAACGTAGACTTATCAATGGATATTTCAATTAAACCGCTTACGTATTCTTTGATTTCACTTTTAAAATCCGATAATATCGGTTCAAGTGGCGGGTTTTTTAAAATCGGTTTCTTTAGAGACATAGGATGGCCACCATACACTCTCTTAAAAGTATTCTTAACGTTTGTTCTATTCTTGCCCTTCACGGTAGTGGAGTTGGCTGCACAACGTTTGGTGCAATATGTTTTATTTCTACTTGGTTTACAGACAAATTTAGCGCCACAAGTTGGGCATGTCTTGTGTAAATCTGTTTTTGGGTCTCTTGTTCTTGCCATTAATGTAGATTGGTTCGACTACTGATAAATACTATGAGAATTGCACAATTTTTTGAGTTTTGTTTTATTTATAGTGTAGACGGGCAATACGCTTAAACTAAATTTAACTACACACTAATATGGCAGAACTACTAGACCAAAATGAGGCATTCTTTCAAAGCTGGGAACCAAAGGTACAAAATCGTTTCACGATGTACATCGACGGAATTCCAGCGTACATGATTAAAACAGCTGGACGGCCTTCGTTCAACAACAACCCAATTACATTAGAACACATCAACTTGAAGCGTTACGTCAAAGGTAAGTCTGAATGGCAACCTATTGAAATTACCCTCTATGACCCAGTTGTTCCTTCCGCAGCTCAAGCTGTTATGGAATGGGTTCGTTTGAGTCATGAATCTGTCACCGGCCGCAACGGTTACGCTGATTTCTATAAGAAAGATGTCACCATCAACGTTCTCGGCCCAGCACTTGATAAAGTTGAAGAGTGGACACTTAAAGGTGCATTTGTTGAATCTTTCAATGGTAACAACCTTGATTGGGGAACAAGTGACGCACTTATGATGAACGTCACTCTGCGGTACGATTACGCTATACTCCAATACTAAAATAGATAAGTCTAAAAATATCCTCTATGAAAATAGGGGATTTTTTGTGCTTCTTTCACACACCACACTTCTATTTATATATCGACACCCTGATACTATGAAAAAAACAGAAATTCAAAAACTCATCCGTGAATCGATTAATGAGATGATGACGGAAACAGCCCCACCAAATTTTCCAAAATCTCTACATGATAAACTTATTAAGCACTATGGAGAGACGCCGAAAGCATATTCTACCATGTGGGCAATTCACAATAAGAAAAATGAAGGCGATGTTCGTGTAAATGAGATGTGGGCAGCTTGGGAAAACAAAGACGTTTCGGAAGACCATGACCCGGACCAAGATGAGCGTGACGATTTTGATAGAAAAATAAATCGACACAATCAATCACATCCTTCTAGATTTCCGTGTCCTACCCGCAAAACCCCAAACGCACTAAGTTCGTGGGAGAAAAAACAAGGATACCAATATAAGGATTGTGCAGATAGTGAAGAGGGTGTATTTGAACACGCCGAGGGTGATGTAAATAACCCGGAAGAAAAACGCGAGGTTGAAATTGGTAGACTTATAAAGAGGATCATTAACACGATAAGTCCAGCCAACAATCAACAAGCAAAATTAACTCAAATCGTCGCTTTGGCCGATGAGCTTATTCAGATGCACGGTTTGAAAGAATTGGGTGGACAAATCGCTGGTTTAAAAAATCGTGTAATGCAAGAAGCACCAAATGAGGAATGGGATGTAGAAGATGAAGAAGTAACTTTGAATGGACAAATTTATTTTGTAAGCGCTGAATTTGGGTGGAACGAAGTCTCTGTGGACCACGAGTTTGATGCCCGAAGAGGTTACTCTGGCCAGGGCCGCGACACTTTGGCAGAAGTTCCGGAATCGGTGGAAAGGGTGGGAGCATTTGACGCGAGTGAGCGGCCGGTTACAGATAAGGCTATTTTGGACCAGCTTGGTGAGTTGGTGTTAGACAAGTATGTTGCTGGGAAGAGTTATTCTCCGCGAAATCAACGTCCGGGTCAATGGATGTAAAAGTTGGTGGTTGACAAACTACCAATAGTCTTGTAAATGTTGGTGGATGTTTAATTGCCCCTTATGCCGTCGTGATGTTGAATACTCTAACGATCACCACTTTGTCCCACGAGCAAAGGGTGGTAAGGAGAAAACTACCATCTGTATACCGTGTCATAATACAATCCACGATTTATTTACTAACAATGAGTTAAGTAACGTCTATAATACACCCGCGGCTTTAAAAGATCAACCACGGTTTCAAAAATATCTTAAATGGATACGAAATAAGCCTCCGGAATTTCTACCATGTTTCAAGACTAAAAAGTGACATGGAAAATTTAGACAGTAGATGCGAAGAATACCTTGAGATGTTCAGGGACGAAGAATATCAAAAGATGTCAGAGTTATTAAAAAAAGAAACTCCCCATGTGGTGGCGTCTTTCTGTTATTTCGTCGCAAAGTATGAAGGCGTCCACCATCTTGACTTTCTGAGAAACTTGATACGCTAAATCAGCGGATTCTGCGGTTTGGTGTATATTTATAGAAAACTTCACCTACCTAATGCATCCCCCAAAAAACCAACGTGCTGTTCATAGCAAAACCAATTTTATTCGTGATATTATCATGGAATGTGTGGAAGAGGTCTTTACTGAAGCTGTAAAAGCGGGCACTGAACAAGATGTGAGGGGTATTTTAGGATTTCCATTTGATAAATACATTGTTCCGCTATCCATCAAAGTTGATAATTCGGGAGAAGAGAGTGGGACAACAATTTATTCATGGAAATTAGCTGTACCCGTTGATGATCCTGAGGTGATTTCTAATTTGACCGAAGACGAGGAGACCTATGAAGAGCGTTTGTTAGAGACAATTGCTAAGAGACTAAGGTCGGAAGCTAGACCTGGGTCTCCATACACATCTGGTTTTGCAGAAGTTATAAAGCGAGGGCGGCTTAATGGAGAAAAAACTCTTATTTTACAGGTTGAAATGACGGTCGGATGGGACGAATAATATCATGAAAAAAGCTGAATTAAAGGAGATTGTCAAGTCCATTATCCGAAACCGATTAAATGAGGCTATGGATAAAGCTGGATCGAAGTATGGATATATCATGGACAAGCCTGTAGGGAATCGCCGCAGTGCAGATCCAATTATTCAGTTAAATGGTTACGGTAATATGTTATACAGTCAATGGAAACAGAAAATTGCTAATGATTTAGAAGTTGTAGCTAAAGATGCTAAAAATGGGAATTTGCGGAACGTTGCTTATCAATTAAAGCCGGACGGTATTATCAATTCAATGGTCAATTTAATCCACGACATTGAGGAGGCAAAACCAAACTATCTAAAGAAGTCGCATTTAGAGGAAATTGGAGAACCAATGAGTCCGGCCGATGCCATGGTAGATGCTCTTAGCACATCTCAATCGGCGAATCCAAATGATCAGAAAAAAATTGCTAATCTTGAAAGAGACAAAAACAAGATTCAAACCGACATGCAGAATTTAAAGGGTAAATTGGCCAAAGCCGTTACACCACTACAGAACCAAATTAGTCGTAAAGAAACCGAGTTGGCTCGCAAAAACGCCGAACTACAACGAATACAATCGAAGGTATAATACATGAAAAAATCAGAACTAAAACAAATGATACGGGAAATGTTAGAAGACGGTTCCAATGAGATCCCTTCGGATTTGGTCGGCGCTCATCAGGATTCACAAGATAAAGAATCCGCAGAGGACATTGCTTTAAACAAGTTGGAAAAAAGTACCCAACACGAAAATATTATGAAGAAGAACGAACTTAAACAAATGATACGCGAGGTTCTCGAAGAAGTAGAAATCGAAGAAACCACCCTGACCGAAGCTAAAAAAGGATTATCCGGCAATACCGTGGCATCCAAGAAAACTCCTAATACGAAGATGAAATCTGATTCCAAATCAATCACCTCGACGGATAAACCAAAGGAAAAGAAGGAAGGCACAAAGTTGCCGGTCAAGGAAAAGAAGAAAAACACTGAGACCAAGCGTGTCGTGAAGAAGTCCGACACACCAAAGGTTCCTGTTGGTGAGAAGAAGGAAGGTACTAAACGTCCCGTCGGAGGAACCGCTCCTAAGAAAAAGAGTCTCAAAGAGGCCCTGCAGTTTTTGGTAAAAGAGGCGGTTGATGAATATCGCACCAAGGGCGCCCTTGGTGCTGGCAATGCTAACCGGACAACCGCTGTAAAAAATACTGGCCTAAATTATAAAGGTAAAGCATCAGTTCCAGCCGATGCGTTTTCTGATGCATCCTCTGATACGGCGCCGGAGGTTGTTGATGATGTCTATGCATTTGAATTCATCGACCCATCGGGCAATGTTATAGAGTTAGACCCAGATTTACCATACTACGGGCCAAATCAATTGCAGTCATATTTGGAAAAAGAAGTCATGGCATTTACAGGAAAGATAGATGCTAAACTTTCTCCCGATGTATTAAAAATTTTGAACATGATAAAGGTTACTCCAGAAAAGGTACAGGGATTAAAGCGCTTCATTTTGAGATTCGACCCCGGCTCAAAGGAAATTAAAATAACAGGTTCAAAAACATAATTGGTTATAACAAGACGCCAACGTTTATACTTAAAAAAGGATTGTGAAATACCAATCCTTTTTTTATGCCTTCTTTTCGTCAAAAAGTTTTATTTAAACGATATATATACGAAACAAGATTATTCAAAAGTTTATGGAAAACCAAAATATACCAATCGCAAGAGCGCCGCAGCCAGTCCAAGTGGGACAATCGGATATCCCTGTAAAACAGACATACCCAACAGAATTCATCGACCTTCCGACTGAAGGACATTTTTATCCACCAGAGTCTCCGCTATCATCAGGTCGCATTGAGTTAAAATTCATGACGGCTAAGGAAGAAGATATTTTGACAAGTCAGAATCTCATTAAGAAAGGTATCGTATTGGATGAACTTCTAAAAGCTTTAATCATCAACCCAGCAATAAAATTGGATGATATTTTGATTGGTGATAAGAATGCTATTTTCATTGCTGCTCGTCGTTTAGCATATGGTGATAAATATCCAGCCAAAATTAAGTGTACTGAGTGTGGTGAAGAAAGCGAATTTGTAGTTAATCTTTCCGAACTTCATTCGAAAGAGTTTGACTTTTCAAAACTTTCAAAGGGAGTAAATCGTTTTAACTACGAACTTCCACAGTCTAAAAAGAATATTTCATACAAGTTATTGACTCATCGGGACGAACAATCCATTGACACGGAACTGAAGAGCCTCTCCAAGATTTCACCAAACGGTGTTTCTCCTGAGATGACCACCCGCCTCAAATACATGATTGTTGCTATCGACGGTAACGAAGACCGTAACTTGATTAAGAAATTTGTTGATACGGAATTAACCGCTATGGATTCACGATCCCTTCGTTCACATATTAGGGGAAACAACCCCGACTTGGACATGAACTTTGATTTCACATGTCCAGCGTGCGGCCACACCGCGAGGATGGCATTGCCACTTGGTGTGGACTTTTTTTGGCCTAGCGAGTAATTATAAGTCTCAGTTACACGACGAACTCTTCAATCTCTGTTATTACGGACAAGGGGGTTTCACACATGAGGGCGTATACTCACTTCCTGTCCAAATGCGTCGATTTTACCTAAGAAAACTGGTGTCAGTTAAGGAAGGTGAAGCCAAGCAGCAGAAAGCGGCTGACAAGGGCCCACAGCCGGGTCAAGTTGTCAGAAAATGATAGTTCAAAAGGCCGGAACTGATAATATTTATAGGTACACTATAAAATATGGCCAACGAAAAAGAAAGATTATCAGAAATCCAAAAACTCACAGCAGACTACGCTAAGAGTAAACGTGATATCTTGGCTGTTGAGCGTGAGTTGGAAGATGTATCTGACTCGATTACAAAGTCTTCGAGGGAAACTCTCGACCTCACCAAACAAATTCAGTCTAAAACGAAGGAGATATATCGATACGAAGTAGATAGAACATCCTTAATGAATAGAATGAAATCAGATTTGACAGCAATGCGAGCTGATAGAAAGGCTATTAAATCTGATTTGGCTGAGGAAATGGTTATGGAAAAGTTAGCTAAGGAAGGATTGGCTGTTTTCGACGGCCATGAAAAAGCTCACCTCCAATCTATTCTATCCGACATTAAAAGAAAAATGACGGATACAAAAAAACTTATTGAATTGGAAGAGAG